GTAAGTCTTAAAGTTCTTACGATCAAGGAAATCCTTGAGTGAATGCTGCTTCTTCCAAATACCCTCCATAACTTCATCAGATGCTAGAGCGCGCTTAGCATCAAACTCAGACTTATCATAATTACGATAGCCCTCTACCTGACGAATACGAAGCTTGAAGTTAGCACCTTCCCAGAAGTCAAAAGGATTAACTGCTTCTTCACCCTCAAACTCAGGGTTCATAGCATCGGTAAGCTTATCAAAGATCTTCTTACCATACTGAAACAGAAATACCTTACCCTCAGTATCGGGATTACCTGGGTCCTTGACGATGTAGATATTAGAAATATAGTGTAGACGGCGCTTCTGCTTACGAACCAGTTCCTTATCAGACTCAATACCTGAATTCCAGAGACGAGTATTAAGCTCAGATACAGGATCCTTTTCACCGAGAGTAGTCAGCGACTTCTCAATATACCAACCACCAGGACCTTGGAAGCCATGATCCCAAATACGCACAAAAGGCATATCTTCGTTAGCTGATGGAGGTAGAAAGCGAATAATAGCTTGACCGTTACCGGCCTTATCTACAGTAGGCTTCCAGAAGCGATCATCAGATCCAGAATTAGTATTGGCTTGGTTCTGATTGAGCTTTGTAAGCTCGGTTGTAAGCTTAGCGAGCGATGCATCGCGATCGCGCTTAAGAGATGCAAAAGAATTAGACATTAGATTTTTTCTCCGTATGAATCGTATGTTGTGTATTGCATGTGTCATTCTTGTTCACTGTGTACATGATATTAACAGTATATATCATGTAAAGCGCTCAAGAGTTAGTTTTTTCATTTTAAAGGGATCAAATTTTACGAACGGCTCATATTTTTCTAACCTTCTCTTATATTCTGGCCAGATAATACTGTCAGTTATATTTTTAGTCCAGTGCGGTATATACTTTACTACCTTATTAAGAATAACTACTGTCTCTATAGTTACGTCTCCAAATTGATACATTCTCAATAGTTTAGGATATTCTCCCTCTACTACCTTTAAGTTCAAATCCAAATCATCATCTAACTTATTGAGATCATTCTTAAAAATATAAGTTAGAGACTCTTGTCTGGCTTTCCACTTACTATAGATTTCTTCTGACTCTTTTGAAATAAGATCACCTACCCAAGTACTTCTATTATCAGATATAAAATTAGCAACCAAAAACCCTTCTACATCTTTCTTCTTGGAAAGCTTATAGAACTGATACTTGTCTCGGCGCTTTTCAAAAGAATCAGCTCGTGCGGTTACCTTTCCATTATATTGAAAATAATCATAATCGCTACTGAAGTGATTCTTCAGTGCAAGATACTTGGTAAACGCTTCGAAGGGGGTCATTTTAAATTGGTAGGCGAGCAGCCTTAGGTAGAAAGTTTAGTTTTTCAGCTTCAATCTGAACTTTACTCTTGAAGATAGGAGAAGCGCGAATCATATCTCCTATCATATCAGGTTCAAGATTATTCTTCTCGCAGTAGTACAGTGCGGCGTCGATGTACGATACGTTCTTTTCTGAAACAATAGACTCAATCTCGCGAAGAACAGTATTAGACGTTCGAATCTTCGGAATCATTTAATTTCGTAACCTCATAAAAATATGAATCGTCAGTCTCTTGCTTGACAAGATTCTCTACAGAATATACTGTAAGATCAATTTTAAATCCAGGGTTACTTTGGATTCTGTTTTTAGTCCAGGCACTATCGTACCATACAATTCTATTATTGGGATAAGCGTAAAAGTTGCCATGATCCATTTTAAATACATGCGCACACTTATGTTCGGGTGTTTCGGAAAAGTTAGTATCTAAAACTGCTTTATTCTCAAAACCCCAATCAAGAGTAAACATATATTTACCCTCTACTTTAGTACCATCCCATCGTACTAATTCTGCTCTTAGCCCTGCTAGACGAGCTCTTACTTGTACATCAATATAAGAAGAAAAACAATCCCAGTACATGTGATTATATAGAGGTTCAGGGTCACACGGTTTCCAGCAAAATGCTGATATAGGTCTGCGAGTCCAGTTTACACCGTTTTCTAAAAACGCTTCGAATAGAGGAGTACGCTTTTCAATAGAAGCTACGGAGTGTACATCACATAGGGAGTATTCATTATGACCTTTTTCATGATTAAACATATACTCATTACGAATTAAACACGTAATGGTTGGTATATTATGATTTAAATATGGCAAGAGTATCTCCGTTAAATGCCGGATTCTGTTGCCAGGCTCCGGCGGCCCCGACTACGCTGCTAGGCGATAGTCAATATTCCAATTGTCGTTGGCGTATGCATTATATAGCAAAACTGGTGGAGCATCCGGGCTACTGCCTCCCGGGTCCGGTCAGCCAAGCTGCCGTCGATCCTAATTATGCCCCGTTAACTAATTTATACTGCTTGGTAAGTTCTATGAAATCAAAGATATAATTATCACGCTTTTCAATAAAAACTTCATGTCCTTCATCACTTACCATGATGATCACGACTTGAGGTACAGGTATACCTGTACGTTCTTCGTACATAACCGCATAACCAGATGTCTGCATGAAATAATTTTGAATGTGCTTTTTCTGTTTAATTTTTGTGGCTGTCTTAAAGTCGATAATACTCAATATACCATCATACTCAGCAATACAGTCTGTAGTACCAGCTACACCGATATAATCCGAGTATAGCTGAGTCTCAATACAGTGTACGTTATCAATTCGTTCTAGTATATGTCTAACGTTATAGAATAGGTGTTTAGCATCATACGAAACATTTTCACCCAGCACTTCTTTATTTTGTAGGTAGTTCTCGCAGAGAGCATGGAAAGCGGTGCCGCGGCGAGTAGCTTTCTTACTGATAGCATTTGCTACGTCATTACCAACTCTAGATCGCCACTCAGCTATCGCCTTGGCGGACTGCCAGCTAGTAACGGTAGTAATCGATGGGTATTTTTCACCGGACGGGGTAAGATACCTTCGTACCCCGTCCTCGTTAAGCTGTTGAAGCTTTCCTACTTTAGACTTATCGTAACCAACAATATTAAATTGTTTAGGCGAATCCAAGTCTGCTCTTTTGAATAATGTATTGCTTGACAAAGTCTGATCGAACGATGTCTTGCTCTCCGAATTCAACATATTTAAAATAATCCATCGATTTAAGAATTTTAAGAATATCTAACAGTCCGCGGCGATCAACATCCTTCTGCAAGTCTGTCTGTCTGTAGTCACCACATAATACCAACTTTGAGTTTTTACCTATACGTGTAATAACGGAGTCGGCTTCTCCGAATAACATATTCTGTATCTCATCGACGATAACAATACAGTTATCTAATGTAATACCTCTAATAAAAGAAGTAGACATAAAATCAATATAGTTTTTACTTTTAAGTACAGAGTAAGCATCACCTCTATCAAACAGCTCAGCACAGATTGTTTCATAAGGCTGTTCGTATACTTTAATTTTTTCTTTTACACTGCCCGGTAGAAAGCCCATTTCACGAGTAGGTACTACGCTACGAACAATTATAATTTTATTATAATCTGATTCACCTGATAGAACGGATCTAAGTGCAAGGTATAAAGATATAAAACTCTTACCAGTACCTGCTAAACCATGCAACACCAAATGAGAGCCGGTATCGAAGTATTTAAAAACTTGAGCTTGATTTGTTGTGAGTGGTGTAAAATCTTTAAGTGCTGAGTTAAATCCCCCATTACCTGTGGTGTTATTATTTTCGTGTTTAAGTACGCGGCGCTCTCTTTTGGTAAGTCTTTTCTGCATTAGAACGTATTAACGCCTCCTCCTCTGGGGTGTGCTTTTTTTATTTCACGTAGCACATCACGAAAACCTTGATCTGGCTTCTTCATACCAAGGCTTACCGTATCACCAAAGCCGGGAGCCTTAGTAATAATTTGTGTTATGGTATCTTTATTATCTTCTAAGTACTTTTCTTTTTCAGAAATTGACATGAAGAGGTTAAAAATTGTTCCGTCTACTATATTACGAAAAGAATAATTAGGCATGATTATACACCCACTTTAATACTTTATCAATACTCTCATTTGTTTCAATAGGTGTATTAATCCATAATAGATCAGCTATCTTATCAGTAAAATATACGTCGTTCTTATAGAGTTCGAGAACGGTACGGTAAAAATATTTGTCGCTCATACCTATACCTTTACTCTCGTGTAGAAGTCTTATCTGATATACCCCGTGTTGTAATACTGTACAGTATTCAACTTCCATGTCGGGATCGGAAGAAGATATAAGATTACATACTTCAGGTTTAAACTGAAGGCTGTTATCGACGAACGTTGATATCTTCATCGTCATCATTATCCAATTCCATTATACGGGTGATATTTTTAGAACGTAGCGCGTTACTCAGTACTCTTTTTTCGCGCCTCTCAGAATAGTTCGAGCGAAAGTTATAACTATCGCTATCTTCTTCATAATAATATTTTGTATTTTTGTTACGAAAAGATTTACTCATGTCGGGATAAGGCCTGGATATGTCTTCTCTACTAGGTTACGGGTAATATTTTTGTATGGCAGCTTTTTATCCTTGACTGCTACAAGTAGTTCAGCGTCTTGCCTATCAATTGATTCTAGCAAGTCGACGAAGATCTGTTCACGCTTAATCTGCGTAAGGTTAGGGTTTCCACCTTCTACGAAAAGATACATCTTTCGAATTTCAGAATAAAGTCTACCTTCTTGTCTGTCAAACTCGGTAGGCTTGTAGGGCGCTTTACCCTTAGGTAAGAGAAACTTAATATTAGGGTCATATACACATTTAAGAATAGTCTGCAAGGCAGGACTGTCATGCTGTAGTAAGAACACTCTACGTTCTTGCAGTAGGTTAAGCTCATCAGCTCTCTTTAAGATTTCAGAAACACTTAATTTCATAATGACCAATTACCCTCTATAATTATCTCTCTAGCATCTTCTTCAAAAGCAATAATTTCTTCAGCGACATCTT